GGGAGGCAAAGCGCAGGAGGAGTTTATCCTGATGTACCAACTCAGTTTGCAGTAATGCAGACCATCGTGGGCACCACGTTCTCGTGGGAGCGCATTCTAGAAATAGATCGATGCTAACTTCAACTAATGGCAAACATGGAAAGATTATCAAAATGATAACTGACCAGGTTAAAACCTTAGCTAAAATTGAAACACAACTTACTTCTAGACATACAATTGAATACAACAAACTGGTTATCCACTACGTTGAACGCAATGGGGTTGATTATACAATCAAACTTCTAAAGCAACTCAAGAACTATGTCGAGCGTTACTGTATAGGTCTGGATGCAGAACCACTTAAATTTCTCAAAAGCAATAAACACGGGTTTCCCCGCGTATTACGGCCTTATAAGAATTTTATGACCGGTTCGCCAAATCATAAGCGCGCAATTGTTAGCTTGTTCAAACTAGTTGACAATATAACGGTTGATCCGGTGTTAAACACTGAGTCAATTACGTCTCCATCAAAGGGGGTAATCCCTCCAGAGATACTTTCGTACGCTTACGATTTCAAAGGTATTCGCCCGTATACTGTTAAACCCACTGAATTTCACTTGTCAGCTAAAGCCGGACCTAACGGAAAAGCTACCGCCAGATCTATGATAGACCTAGCTGCTATTGCTAGCGAACCAGATCTATGTAAAAGCATTAAAGCCCTGCAAAGGACTGAAATTGCGACTTATATAACAAATGAGATTCAAAGTAATAAATATATCCCGGATGGAATTTTCCATTCAGGTAAATTATCACTTATCCGTGATAAAGCGGGAAAAACCCGAGTTATCGCAATCGGAGATTACTGGACACAGTCGGCACTTAAGCCGATCCATGACTGGATAATAGCCGGATTGCAACGGATGCGGACAGATGCGGCTCATCGCCAAGAACTAGGAAAAGAGCGGATTACCAAGAAGTTGGCAAATGCTGATTTCGTCGGTAGTGCGGATTTAACCGCCGCTACTGATCGGTTTCCCGTTAATTTGACTTATGAAATACTGAAAAGTAAATTAATAGGTCACGCTAGAACTTGGTTATCTATTATAACAAAACGTAAATTTAGGCCATTAGGCACAAAATATGCGGTTGGTCAACCAATGGGATTTTATTCCAGTTGGCCCGCCTTTGCTTTAAGCATACACATATTAGTCGAATATAGCGCCTTCACTCTCGGTAAACGAAAGTTCCGGGACTACGTCGTACTAGGTGATGATGTAGCAATCTTTGACAAACGAGTTTATCTCGCTTTCTTAGAGAACTGCAAAACCATCGGCTTAGACGTTAATAGAGACAAGAGAACATGTAGGACTAAGGCAGCTGAGTTCGCGAAACGATTGTATATTCGAAAGAATTCAAAAGTTCACGAAATCAC